TAAGATTAAGTTTCATAAGTTATATACCTCTTTTTGATTTATTTTGAATTTTAGTGATTAGCGCGAGGGTTAGGCCAAGGCCATGCTACCCCAACACCATTTTGTTCGTTCTTACCGTTCTTGTAGAAGGTCTTGATGGTATCTTCTGCAGAGTAGGTATGCTCACGAATAAACTGAACGAGAACGCGGTTGCCTGTCCCATATGAGTTGTTGATTGTAGGGTCTTCAATAGCAACGACGTCGTTAGCTTTATAAGTCTTACCTACAACAGCGTCTGGTACAAGCTTGAGCAATGCGCCATACAATACAGGGTCAATTGGGTCATCGCCGGTGTAGTCCTTAGTGACAGCGTAAATGGTAAACACGTCGATGAGGGCTTGTAAGCGGTCAACCTTCTCGTCAGTCTCTTTGATTTTACGGTCTGTAAAATTCTCAGAGAATAAGATAGCCAGCGCATCATCAAACAACTCATCGTTAGGTTTGTCGATAGATGTTGGTGGCAAGTTAATTGGGTGATAAGCACCTTCAGCATTACCCAATACAACACGAGTTGCCAAGGGTTTGTTGTCGGCGCTATATGTGAGTGATTTTGATTGAAATTCTAATTTCATTCTATCTCCTTATTTGAGCATTAGCTCCACCAGTTGCAGGTGCTGTAGACTCTGCAATCCAGCTAGCATGACCACGATACACACGGTTGCCACCAGAGGTAGACTCCGTATGAGCGATAGTCCCATCAGCGTTAAATGACCAGAGGGCGGGGTTTATTATAGTTGTACCGGCGTTACGATATAAGACAACTTGGGTGTTTACCATAGGTTTGAAGCCATTTGGAATACGTTCTCCAAGTTTGGCATTCTCCACATTTACGTTAGGGTTAGCTATTGAATTGATATCGACTGTAACAATACGACCGCGCTTCTGTAGAGTAGCCTTAATACCCCAGCCAATTGGGACATTTTCTAAATAATAAACAGGCGTGTCTTCACCTTCATATGATTTCCAAGGCTGCCATATATTTCTAACTTTTACACGATATCCCGTCCACCCTCCGTTATACCCATATGCTTCTTGGAATACATAACTTGATAGATTGTGCGAGATAACTCGGATATAAAACCATTCATCTTTAGCAGGGACGTTTGTCGGTCTAAGGCAACGATAAAAACCCGTCGCTAGAATATTATTTGCGTCATATCTTTCCGATAAAATGATTGCTTGACCACTATCTTCAGTCAACGCATGTGTAGACAACTTCTTGTTGTTGATATACACATCACCCGAAATATCTAAAGCACCACGCTCCCGAACCTTGTTGATACCGACACCAAATGGGTCATCAGTCCTATGTACCTTGATTGTACCGACAACTAGACTCTGGTCTGCCTTATTTCCAAAGGCGTCCTCATAAGCGATATAAACGGAAAACGAATTACCGGTAGAATAATCAGCAGTTAAGTCGACTATTGCATCGGCGTCATTTATACCAAATATACTTACGAGGTTGCCTGAAGTATCATTGACAGTAGTATTGGTTGTGGTGTTCTTTACAGTAACAGTACGCCTACCAGCATTGACGTTACGGTTCTGGTCATCAAATAACGGAAAGGTTTTACCATTGAGGTAAAGTCTTAGTTTCTTCTCATCATCGTTACGGCGGTCAACACGAGCACTACAAACTGGAGGAGAGTAGTTGTCGATTTGAATAACCTTCTCAAAGGCTGCTGATGTCGAACCACGAGAGTCTCGGATTGTGACATTTAGAATATGTTTACCGCTTGTATTGATGTTGTTGAGAATAACATTTTTGCCAACGACCTCTCTTAGAACCTTAGCGTCCTGCATAAGTCGAACCGTCATGCCGTCATCAGGTATAGTCGCACCATACTTGGTTTCAAACTCACCTAGCGATACCTGTATCTCAGATAATATACGAACATATTTTAAATTCTTAAGAAGCTCTTTACACTTAGCGTGTTGCTCCTCTGTATTAATACCTTTGATAACAGGCTTCTCGGTATCTGGGATACGTAGTCTAATTTGTGAAGCAGACCGACCTGTTTCGATGGTTGTCCCATTACGATATGTGATTAGCGTAAGAGTCCCAACACCCTCATTAGATTGAGGGAATTTGGATGCCAGATCCAGAGGAGGCGTCCATGTCGCAGTGTCTCTCATAGGGTCGATTATCTTTGTATCGACGTCACCGAAGCGCAACCATACAGTGTTATACATCTGGTCTGACTTACGTCTTGCAGTGAAAGTAATCGGCTGTCCGAGAACACCTTGATAGTCACCCATAGGGTCTGAAGCACGAGGGATATCCGTTAAAGCAAACTGCCTATTACCAACAACCAACTCGCCAGTAAAGGCAAAAGCGGTACTGTAGGCATTAACAAAAGCATCAACGTTTGCTACTTGCTTACCGTCTGAGCCGTGTGGATAGTTGAAATCCCAAGTCCCAAGATATACTTCTGAGTTAAACCCAGGCCCACTAATTTGAACGGTCTTATTTTGCTTCTGCCCGCCGCAACGAGCCTCTACAAACATAGGGCCGTAAAATGACTGAGTACCAACTTTAAGCCATAAGTCTATGCGAACGGTAGACGAGTTGGCGGCTTGATTGACACCAATCTCATACGCGTTCATTCTAAGGGAGTAACCGTTATTTACCCCCGAAGTCCAAGTTGCCATATTATCCTACCCTTCTATATATTTAGTAATATTCCGTGTAGGATCAGATGGATCCTGGAATGTAATAAAACGACCGATTTGAAGACTTAAGGTGAAAGCACCCGAGTCAATGTTAAGCCGTCCTTGAGCGATTGAGGCAATCTCTTTACCTGCAGACATAAATGAAATACGGTTAGGTGTGAATATCAACCGTTCGCTATTATCCTGCTTACCGATAGAGAGACCTTCCTCACTCTCAACTACTTGAGTTGTGATGAACTCACGAATATACGCATACTCACCAAACTGCTTAGATACCTCAGATCTTAAACGAGCAGACATTACGCGCAAAGACTCCTCAGCCGCTTTTCGACCAGCCTCATCTGTATCACGAATACGTTTAATTAAGTCCGCCCAGTCTGTAGATACCTTTCTCATGATATCGTCATTTAAAGCCTTTAGCGCTTCATCCTGAGCTTCTTTAAGTAGACGTTGTTGTTCTAATACAGAGTCCGAGTTAGCCTTACGTCCCAGTTCGATAGTAGTCTCAACAGGACTTGGTTCGTATGGTGTAGCATGTTCGCCTTCTTCAAGCTTAAACCCACACACCTGAACCTCAAATAACTCAGTGTTGGTCGCAAGTACTGTAAAGTAAATACGAGCAGCCTTGGGGTCGTTGTCACCCATCTTAGTTGGGTCGAATTCGAAGGTCTTAGATAACTGCACCCATTCATTAGATACAATATAATCTGTTAAGAAATCTCCGAATATAGACCAGTCCTTCAGCATTGGGTAAATATACATCTTAGCAGTTGAAGCACCACTAATCTTCCTCGCATAGCAAGAAATGGTGTACTTAGTTCCAGGTTTGAGTTCTACACCTTTGTAGTCACCACCATACCAACATACACCAATATTCTTACCAGAAGAACCGGCTTTGTTTTTAAACCTAACACCAGTAGAAACAGAAACAACTGGTGGGTCTTGGATTTGAGTATATCCGAATTCAAATAACGCATGGTTTTCCGAATGCGAATAATATCGGTCTTGATTTGCATAGTTCTTAGATACTGACATAGCGTTTGTGTCTAAGAGCAAGTTTTCACCGACTTGGCCATCACGCCCTGGTTTCCCATCTTCTACGTCGGTGATCGTGATCTGACCACTAGATACAACAACCATTTGCTTCCTTTCTATTTTGTCTCAATGGCTACGGAAAATGTAGCACGGTTTAAAACATCAGCATTGGTTAAATTAAAGCCTTTCATTCTAGCCTGAGGTTTCTTAGCCCATTCTTCATCGGCAACCCCATTCGCTAAAATCTTAGTCCACCTGTAAGCGAACCCTTCTCCTTCAGTATCAATCTCCTCATCGTTACGATATAGCTTTGCCGTAATACGAGTGTCGATAATACCATTCTTAAACGTATCACCATTACTAGAATGAACGACGGTTAAGATTGGAGAAATGCCATCACTTACAGTTGAGAATGTGATATCCTGGAACTCAACTACTTCACCCCGAACCAGAGCCTGAACCGTAATAAGCGCACGACCACTAGTCCCAATATTAGCCTTGGATACAGTGAATTTATCCCCTCTACCGGCTACTTGGTTGTCTATGTAGTACACATATTCAGCTTCAGTAAACTCGCTAGAACCCTTGTATAAGGTAGGAATAACATCACATGTATCAGAGACTTCACGGAACATGGTAGGGCCTGTCACTTTTACATTCATTTTGAAAGGTTGAGCGTCGGCCACCATCTGAGCCATCGCCTTGCTAAGAATAGAGTTGTTCGTAGGTCTAGTAGCGACAACATTGGATAGTGTAATCTTAGTTTTGGTCTGGTCTGTTGAGCATCGCACCATCTCAGTGACACGGGCTCTAATCAGAAGACCTCCCGCGAAGTGTTCATCAGTTAAGAAGATAATATCGCCAATACGGATATCATTACGTTGTAGAACTACAGCTGAGTTTAGCTCAATCTCCCATGTTGTAACAGGATACATGTAGGTCTTCAACATCTTAACCGCATAAGCCCAGGCCTGTTTGTAATCCGTGAATTCGGTCTTCACATCACGTACAATCCAGTTATCACAGTTCTCACGTTTGTTGAGTGAGGGGTATAGTCTAGCAGATATAGGCGCATAGATTGTCGTAGCATTACGAGTACAGTAAATCTCGTTATGCACACCATCTGCCGCCTTAACCTCTCTAGCCTTGGGTTGTTTGATGTAGTTGCCGTCTTTGTCACGGATACGGATAGCAGAGAAGAGGTTGGTTTTATCCTCTTTCTTCACTACCGATACAATATCCCGACCCATCTCAAGGCGGATATCAGTACGAACTCGTCCTAGACCATCTTCACGGTCATCAGCAAGAGCACGGGATCTGTAGACATTAAGCTCGTACTTGTCGATTTGTCCTCCCTGATTAAGATAGGTACGAATATCCATCTCACAATCAAAGGCTTCGACAAGCTTGATAATACGGGCTAGACAAGTGTCGTCATCAGACTCAAACTTAAGAGTAAGCTTTGTGTCACGAACGTCGCAACGACCCAAGTCAATCTTAGTGAACCTGAACAGACCCATAATATCGGCATACTCAAGAAAAGTATGCGGTTCTTTTGCTTCATATGCTCGAACTTTCTCGTTTAATAGTTCAAGGTTTGCCGAGTTACATTCGAATTCAATTGTCGTATTGGTCTCTTTACGGTTTATAACACTGAAGACATAATCTCGGCCATCATCTTGGAATGAGATATAGCAATCAGAGGTCATCTGCTCAACTCTAGGGTTAATTTTACCGTTCAGATACTTATCAACCTTAAAGTTAAAGGTTGAGGAACCCTTACCACAGTATTCATGGAACTCTTCGTCGTAATACTTAAGAGAACCAGGTACATCATTATTTATATGATCGGTGACATTCATAGCGTTATCATGAACTGTCAACTGCCATGCCGGTTTTGCAATCATTTTGAAGTTTTGGCTCTCCTTTCTTACAACCAGGCTTCATCCCATTCTATAGTAACATCAGGTGCTTGTTCACAGAAGTCAGATGAATGAATTTCTAGCTTAGACTCACCTGGAGGGATTGAGAAGTAGCGCGAACCGTTAATAAGGTCGCCAGCGGCAGATACACCAACCTTAGAAGATGATGGGTTAGCCACAAATGACACCTTACCTTGTTCCATGTCTACTACAACCTCACTACCCTTAGCATACTTGTTAGGAACTAAGTCATAGCGCTCAGCATTATTCTTAACGAAGCGAATGGATTGAATACATAGAGTATCTAGTGAACCTACACCATCTCTTTCGCCTTTATAACGCCCCGCCATAACCCAAATCTTAGTACAAGTCAGGTATTCTTTGGAAGGGTCGTTTAGCGTCTTAGGGATACCGTTATAAGAGAAAGTCAACTTAGGCCCTTCTTTGATAATATAAGCATCGCCAGTACGACTATTAAAAGCTACGTTTGGTCGAGGTTGTCCAGGCTCGTTATTGTTTGCACCGAAGCTATTCATCTCACGTTGGTACGTCGCACCAGAGTGGATATCGCCTAATGAGAAGGACTGCCATGTGATTTCACCTGTCGTATCCGGCTTCTCGATAGTGTATGCACAAATAACATGGTTGTCGTCGGTCATAAACATAAGCGATAGCGCTCCTGATTGACCAAATGCAGACTCCCAGACTTTCATGTTGAAATCGCAACGCCAGTCTTTAGCACCTTTTACGCCCGTCTTGTCGTTAGGGAGAACGTATTCGTAAATACCGCATCCCCAGTCGCGACCGACACCCTTACTACCTTGTCCGTTCCAATGGAGACCAGGTGCAGGATACGATTGACCACCAAGACCTTTCTCACGCCAACCAAGTTTAAGTCCACCGATTTCCCCATGACTAGCAAAAGGTAGAGGTGAAATGTTCTGGTATCGGCTAGAGACTTCTGTAAACTTAGCCCATTCAGCCTTATCTTCGGGTTTAATATCTATTAAAGTATGTGATTGGTTGAACTGACCTGAGGCAACCCGAGTACCTGCGACATCAGCTAGACTTGTACCGATTTCCATAATACCGTTCTGGTTTACAAGCCCAATCCAACCATTGTCAGAATTGTTATGAACCCTAATCTTAGGGTAAGCCGGAGCAGACCCTGTATTGTTTAGAGTTATTTTGACAGTTTTCCCTTCTTTAGTGAGAGTTCCAATGTCGGCGCTTCTTGTTGACTCGTTGAGTACCTTGGTAACTTCTGAGTGAAGCAGTCCATCGGGTACGTCAAACGCTATTGAGACAGTAACCTTACCGGCCTTGATATCTTCTGAGAATTTAGTAACCCCCGTGGCCACGGCCATATAGTATTTACCATCTTGGTCATCGAACTGCAATTTCTTAGGCCCATTTGGACAGTCTAACGCTCTGGCTAGCTTAGTTCTAAGGGCTAGGAAATCAACAGGACCTCCGCGTAATGTAGCTTCCACATTGATAGGATATGTCGCTCTATGGGCCGATACCCAGGTCTTACCAAAACGACCGACGCCGGCGGAATACGAATGTTCCAAACCGGCACCAGCGTTACGTTCTACCTTAGTTACAGCATCAAAGAGTTTACCAATATCAACTGCTTCAGTACCCTCACCAAAGATTATGGAGAAATAGTTCTCATCCCTCATATCGTTGGTAATACTCCATCTAACATATTTAGTCGATCGTTATAGGAACGTTGTGCATCAGCCATGCCTGGAGCAAGAGCCCGATTAACGAGGTCTTTATCCATAAATACGGGACTAACACGGTCTTGAGCAAGGAGCTCGTTACCAACAGTTCCGACTTCTGCAAGAGTCTCAAGCTTACGATCAAGAGCATTAAGACCTTTAACTACTTCATCAATAGAATATCTATTGCTTGCTTGCGCCCTTGTAGCAGGGTTAAGCGCAGAGTAATTTACTCCGCCTGATAGGTTAAGTGAACCAGCACCGCTCCAGTTATATCCATCGAGATTTGTTGTATCGAGGACAGGAGTAATAGTCGGGTTCATATCCATATTCTCATCCAGATATCCAGTCATAGTCTCCATAGAAGACTGAACGAATTCATTGACCTTATCCATGTTTGAGGAAATGGCTTCCATGGATTTAGTAGAACCTAAACCTCCAGCAAATTCCCTAACAATAGCGAGACCCGAACGGAATACCCCGCGCCATCCGTCACCAGAGAAGACACCCTCTTTGGCTGGAGATTGTGGTTGGTGATGTTTAACCTTGGAGTTGACCTTAGCCATAGCGTCATCTACTGCCTTAAGGGCCGCTTGAGAAGCAAGACCCCCAGCAAAGGCCTTAGTGATAGCCTCACCAGAGTTAGCCGCAGTACCAGTGCCTTTAAGACCGCCTTGCGCTGCCTTATTAACCTCACCTGCCGCCTTAGATGCTTTGCCTTTATTCTCATCAGACTTAAGATTATTGGCGTAGGATGTAACTGACTTATCGGCAGAGTCTTTACCATCAAACTTCATAGCCTTCTGAGCGGTATCAGCAACAGACTTGGCAGATGACTCGGCAGTCGTCTTACCGTTACCGATAGTATTACTATAGTTGGTCATACCAGTACCAGCGAGGTTGATACCAGGGGCGAAGTTACCCAAAGTTGTGTTGAGGTTTTGTTGTGTTGTGGTTGCTTTCGCATTTACATCACCCGACATCTTATCCATAGATGCGCCAACCTTAGTATTGGCATCATCAACAGCCGCAGCCGCCTTATCACCCATACCCTCAACAGGTTTCATGTATTCATCCATGTTCTCTTGAGAGATACCGGCAAAATCACCCGATGCTAGCTTATCAATCATCTCTTGATTAATTTCACCAGTCTTAACCCCAGCCAAAGCTTTGGTTACATCTAGTTGACCACCCATATGCTCGTTGAGTTTAGTGAATGCTGAGCTAATAAGACCAGTATCGAAGCCTTGACCGTCACCAGACAGACCTTCTTCAACAGCCTTCTTAACTTCGCCACCGCTTTCCTTAGCCTTCTCTTTAGCCGTAAGTACTCCGTTAGCGTAATCAAATCCTGCAGCTTCTGCAATATATTTGATTTGGTTCTCAGACATACCCAGTTCAGCCATCTTGGATAATAGTTTACCTGCTTCTTGTGCAGAAATTGAACCATTTTGAAGTCCTTTGATGAATTCTTCAGGCCCTTGAATACCAAGTTGTGAACAGTAAATACGGAAGGTATCCAAACCGTCTTTACCTGATGCGGCAAAGCGACGAGCAGCTTCTGCTTCTTCCGGCCCAAGCGCATCCATGGTTTCAATGGCTTTCTTTATACCTTCTTCTGTTGCGATTGACGGATAGTCTTTGAGTTCATCCAAAGCTTTACGACCGGACTCAGCCATAGCCTTAAATGCTTCATCGACTTTAGGGGTCATCTCTTTGACCTTATCACCAATGAATGGAATGTTCTCCATAGACTTCAGCATCAATACAGTCATGATACGGAGACCTTCTAAGATAACCTCAGTGAGTGCCTCAACCATCTCCAGACCAGCCATAACAAGAACATTCTTATTATTTCTAATCCATTGAGCGACTTGGAGTAAGCCTTGTAGAAATGCGTCACAGAATTTAGTAAACCAGCCAGGCATAGCGTCAG